AGAGTGTTGGCGGGGCGCTTCTCTCGCTTATGCCGCCAATCATGGGCGTGGTGAATGGGCTAACGGATTTCGTTCGCCAGAATGCCCAAATGGTCGGCAGCGTAGGCAGGGCTGCGGCTATCGCCGTTGTATTTGGCGGCGCGCTAACCGGCTTGGGGCTAGGGCTTCGCGTGGTATCCGCCGGCATCGGCGGGCTACTCGGGGCGCTATCCGCCGTCGTTTCGCCGTTTGTGATGGTTGCCAGACTCGCCGCCGGTATCGCCGTGGGGGCCGCCGCCGGGGCCGTGGGGGCTTTGCGGCTGGCCGCGGCATTGGGAACCCCGATCGTAGCATCGGCCGCCGCGGCCGGCGTGGCGCTGTCTCGCGCGACTCTGGCCGCTATTGCGTTTGGCGCAACCAGCGCCGCCGCCGTGTCGAGGTTCGCGACGATTGCCGCGGCATCCGCCGCCCGTGCGATTGGCCCGTTTATTGTTTGGTTTTCGAATGCCCGCGCCGCCGGCCGTGGGTTTTTCGACGCAATCGCCATCGGCATCCGGGCGCAGGTTGCATCGTTTGGCCTACTCCGCAAGGCAGTAACCGGCATTGGCGGTTTTGGCGCCGCGTTGGCTAGCGATATCGGGGCGCTTTCGGCCCCCCTTCGCCGCGTCACTGGTGACGCTATCGCAATGGGAACGGCATTCGCGCGGCAGGCAGCGGCCGGCGTGGCTGACTTCGCCACGCAAGCCACGGCGCCGCTGCGGGCTTACGTTGCGTCATTGGCTGCCGCGGTAACCTCGACGGTATCCGCAGGCGCGAAGATGGTTGCGGCCTACGCGACCGCAGCCGCGGCCGGCGTTTCGGCGTTCGTGTCGAAGGCCGCCCTAGAGTTGAAAATCTACGCGGTTCGCGTGGGCTACGCGCTCGCGTCCACCGTCACCGCTACGGCCGGCATGGCCGCGGCCTACATATCGCAACTTCTCCCGGCGACTAGCGCTTTCGTCGCGTCTGCCGCCGCGAACCTAGGGAAATACATTGCACAGGTGGCCGCCGCCGCGGCGGCTACCGTAGCGAATGCCGTTCGGATTGGCGTGGCGTGGGTTGCCAGCGGGATGCCGGGGCTTGTGGCGTTCCTCGCCGGGGCCGTTGGCGTGTTTGGTTCCTATATCGCCGCCGCCGCTAGCGTGGTTGCGGCATCGGTCGCCAGCGCCGCCGCGGCTGCCGCCGCATGGCTAGCCCCCGCGGCGCCGGTTATTGCGGTGGTTGCCGCCATCGGGCTTGCCGCGGCTGGCGCCGTGGCGTTCGGTGATTCGATCAAGTCTGCGCTATCTGGCGTGGGCGAGTTGGTGGGAACCGTGGCCGGCTATATCGGCTCCGGGTTTAACCAAGCGGTAAGCGATGGCGCCGTCGTTTTTGGCGACCTATACCGCACGGCCACTACAACGTTTGGCGGTATCTACGATGCCCTTTCAGCCGGCGACCTAGCCGGCGCGATGGATATTCTGTGGGGCGGGCTTGTCGCGGGATGGCTTCGCGGGCAGGAATCGATCATGGGTTTTATCGACCCTTGGATCAGCACAGTTCAAAATCTGTTTACCGATCTAGGAACCAATATCGCGATCCTTTGGGATCAGTTGTGGACGGCTCTGGCAACCAACACGATCGGCGCGACGATCCTAGGCATATTCGACAATATCGCGGTCGGCGTGATGGCGGTTTGGGATACGCTGGTAGCGGAAATCCAAAAGGCTTGGGTGAGGGTTCAAGGATTCATAAGCGGCGCGAAGGATACGAAAGAGCGCGTCGCCAAAATCGACAACGAGAAACAGGCGCGCGCGGAGCAGCGCCGGCAGAATATGCCGGGAGTGAATGAGCGCGTTCGCCGCGCGAATGAGGAAGGCGATAAGATGCGCGCCGATGCAAAGGCGCGGCAGGATGCGATGGCGCAGGACGCCGAAAGCACGAAAGCCGGCCGCGAAGGCGCTAACCTTGGCCGCGCTGTCGCCCGCCGTGCGCAGACGGTTGAGGCGGAACAGTCGGTAGAGGGCAAGCGCAGAAACGCCGCTGAGAAAAAGGCAGCCCGCGAACAGGCCGGCGAACTAGAGCAGGAAATCGCGCAGGTTTCCGATATGGACGCGCTCCACGAACTGGCCGCACAGTTCCACGCGCTGGCCGCTAGCGGGCATCTGACGCAAGAGCAGATAGAGAAGATGCGCGAGTCGCTAGGCAAGGCGCAGGAACGAATCGAAGGGCAGGCCAGCGATGAGGCCCAATCGTCGCGCGATGCCGCGAAGGCCGGCGCCGATGCCGCCGGAAAAGACGTTCAAACAAGCAAAGCCGAAGCGGTCGGAACGTTTTCCGCGATGGCGGCTGACCGCATGGGATTTGGTTCAACGCTTCAAGAGCGAATCGCAAAGGCCGCGGAGGAAACCGCTACCAATACTCGGGGGATGCAACCGGCGCTAGTCGGGCAGTAATCAATGGCGCTAACGTGGGTTGAGGATAAGGCAAGCCGCGCGGCTACCATCGTGCGCCTAGGCAGCCGCGGAACGGCAACCTATACCAAATCGTTTAAGGTGTTTGGAACCGATGACGATTTGCAACTGCATAACGATATTAAATCGTATATCGCCAACTGGGGTTTCTACTGGCAGTATCCCGGTGGCGGCGATGAGAAACTAGCGATCGATAGTTATAGCGTTTCGTACCTTGGGGATAAGGCGTGGCAAGTAACGCTAAACTATCAAAAGGCCGGCGCGGATAACGACGAAAGGCCAGACCCCTTTAAGCGTTCGCGGAGTTTCGACACGACAGGCGGAACGCAACATATCACGCAAGCGCTTCAAGAAACTCGATTCGGCACAAGTGCGCCGGATCAAAAAGGCGCGATCGCCGTTGACGATGACCGCGTTGGGGGCGTCGATATAGTTGTTCCGGCGCTCCAATGGACTGAAACGTATGACGTTCCGCACTCCTATGTGACGGCCGCCTATATCAAATCTGTAGCGGCCCTCACTGGCACGACAAACAGCGCCGCCTTTCGCACGTTCGCGAAGGGTGAAGTGTTGTTCATCGGTTGCACCGGGCAGCAGGAATGGGATAGCGACCGCGGCGACGGCCCGTGGTCGCTCAGTTACCGATTCATCGCGTCCCCAAACGCCGGCAGCGGGCAGACGGCCCCGGCTATCACCGTTGGCGATATCTCAGGGATTGAGAAAAAAGGCCATGAATATATGTGGGTGCGATACGAAAGCGCGGTTGACTCCGCGACGGTCATAAAAAAGCCCAAAGCCGTCTACGTTAACCGCGTCTATCGCGAGGGTGATTTTTCCGGCCTAGGCATTGGCGTTTCCTAATGGCAACCGGCAGGATTGAAAAAGGGCAGCCGCTCGCGAAGGCTATATCAGCCACCGCGTGGAACCGCGCGCAGGATGCCGCCGATGTTGTGCTAGGAGTTCAATCCGGTTTCGCTGGCGATGCTAGAACGCTCTACGCTGGCGCGTCGAATATCGTACTAGTCAAAAACGACAGCGGCAGCGAGGTCAAAGCGTCTGGCATCCTTGGGGTTAGCGGCATAGAGGATACCGGGCTAGACGCAAACAACGAAATGCCGTCGATCTGCCGAACCCCGGTGATTACTGGCACAACGCCAACCGCAGCCAATCACGCTTCAAACTTTGTGGTGACGCTAGAGCCGATCGCCGCCGGGAAGGTAGGCCGCGCAGCCGTAGCCGGCACGGTGGCGTTCCGGCTTGAATCTTCCTCAACATCTCACAAGTTCGCAACCGTCAAAGATTCCTCGACGCTTTCCGCGAAGTCTGCCGAAAACGGGCTACTCCGCATTCTTGCAAGGTCAACCGTTGGGCAAAGCAGTTGGCGGTGGGCCGTTGGAGTTTTGGATATTGCGCCAGAGCCGGTTTTGCACAGGCTTTGCAAAACTTTATCGGCATTCAACAAAAACACGCTTGGCAATGTGAACGTATGGGAAACCGGATCAGCGCCAAACGAAACACAAAACAGCGGCGAAATACTATTCAACGTAGTCAACAAATACGCAAACATCGCAAGCGGCAAGTTTGTTAGTGTCGCGCTTCATAAAAATGGATATTGGTACGTCGTTGCTGCGGAGTGCTCATAATGGTGCTTTTCCCCGGCTGTGCGTGTTGCGCTACTTGTTTTTGCGGAACAACGATCAACTACATTGATATTGAAGTCGAAATAGATTCTGCGCGAGACGACTACCGATTAGAGTTTACCTACACTAACGTCAACAAGGCTTCGCCAACATCTAATCCAGTAACCACCATTACCAAATCGCAAGAATACAAGGTTGATGTCGGAAAGATTTCAAAAACAAAGTTTCGGCTTCTCCCGGCTGGAGTTTTTTACCTAGCAGCGCGGCCGTGGGGCAGTCTGTTTTCATACGAATCCAACGGAAGGTACATAAATGTCGGCTTTAGGGGTATTTATCCAACGCAAAATCAGTGTGTTGGGAATGAGGTCTACGTTCAATTGCAATGGGTAAAACAGACCTACGGCGGGGATGGTTATGTTCCTTTCGATTTCGCCGTTAGGTGTCAAAACGCTTATTCGCAATATGGAAACACTTACGAAAAGGATCGTTATCAAACTTGGTTTCGGCCGTTATCCTCAAACACTACCAAGCCGTCAACGTGGCCTTATGTTGGTGATGATGTGTTCGGGTTTGGTAGCATCGACTTCTTAAGGGAACTTTCTGACGGCATTGTGGTCACAGATAGCCGCCTTACTGAATCAGTCGGTACGGTGTTTCCTACTACGCTAAAATCAAAGTTTGGAATTGCGGAGGTAGACAGTTTTTCCTGTTTGCGCGAGCCTCCAAATCATCCTACGTATTTTAATAGACAATACACTTTGACTACCGACACAAACCTTCCGCTATCCAAAACATTTTCTATCCCGAATCCAGACCCGGAATGTATTCTTACGCAGTCTCCCGTAAAGCAATTTGGCTGCGAGGTTTCGGCTACCATACATTCAATAACTCTAGGAACCCCTAGCGGCGAGCAAAATCTAATAATCGACGGCGATTACGGAAGCCTTGCCACTGGTACGTGGATTCCCAGTAGCCCAACAGTCAGGGCGGAAGTGTTTTCAAGCGCATGAGCGATTGCGACATTGATGGCGAGACGCTTTCGTGTCGCGTTTGCGGCGCAGTTGTTTCTTCGCCTAACACTCGCCGCAACTGCGGAACGCGCCCGGCGAGGACAGCCGCCGGCCTAGGGGATATGGTCGCCGCTGGCCTAGACGCAATCGGGATAACCAAGGAACGCGCGCAAGCCGTCGCGTCAGCCTTTGGCGTGAGCGATTGCGGTTGCGCCGCTAGGCAGGAAGCGCTCAATCGGGCTTTCCCCTTCGGCCCCCGGCCCCCGGAAAATCCGCCTCCCGCGACCATAGACCAATCGGGCGAGGCTGCCGGCCCGCGATAATCACGCGGCGAGGAGTCGCCAACGTGAAACGTTCCGCGTGGATCGAAATCAACGGGCATCGGTGGAGGGTGAAACGCTGCCGCGTTCCGACATCGATTCACGGTGATTGCGATTACGAAACGCGAACCATTCGCGTTTCCTCAAAACTCCACGGCGAGGATTTCCTAAATACGCTCATCCATGAATACCTACACGCAAGGTTTCCCGATCTGTCCGAAGAATGCGTTAGTGAAAACGGCGACACGCTAGCCGCGCTCATCACGTTCGCAGACTTCCGCCACGTTGACGATGACCCGGAGGATTAATGCCCGCAGCCTGCCCGCTCACAAAAACCGCCACCGATTTAGTTCGCAAGCATCCGCGCCAGCCGGCGCGTTCGTTGGCGCGAATGCTAGTCAAGCGATCCCGCGGGGCGCTGACCGTCGAGGCCGCGCGATGCCGCATCCGGCGCATCATCGGGCAGTCGGGCAAGGCTGCCCGCAAGAAGGCCGCGCATCCGCGCCCGGCTCGCGCGCCCGGCGAGGGCTTGCCCATGCCCAAAACAAAAGCGAAGCCACGAACCCCCTACCGGATGCCGGTTGTCGGGCGTATCGGAATCCTTTCGGATATCCACGTTCCCTATCATTCAAACCGGGCGCTAGCCGCGGCCGTTTCATATCTGCAAGGCCGCGGCATCGACGGGCTATTGCTCAATGGGGATTTCGCGGATTTCTATTCGATCAGCCGCTGGGAGAAAAACCCCGCGGAGCGCGACCTAGCCGGCGAGTTGCAACAAGTTCGCGCGGTGCTCGGGTGGCTGCGGCAATCCTTCCCCACGATTCCGATTGTCGCGAAAACCGGAAACCATGAGGAGCGTTGGGAGGCGTGGTTGTTTCAACACGCGCCAGAGATTAGCGCCGAAACCGCTATGGGGCTTCGCGCGTGGTTGCATCTCGACAAACACAATATCGAACTAGTCGAAAACCGCCGCATCGTGATGGCCGGCAAGTTGCCAATCCTCCACGGCCACGAACTGCCGCGGGGGCAATCCTCGCCCGTCAATCAAGCCCGCGGCGCCTACGTTCGAACCAATCACTCCGTAATGGTCGGCCACGGCCACCGCACTAGTAGCCATGCACAGAGCAACCTTTGGCACGATGAGGCGTGCGCGTGGTCTACGGGCTGCCTATGCGACCTATCGCCCGATTACGCTTCGGTTGCTAATCAATGGAACTGGGGGTTTGCGATCGTAGACGTTGCGAAGGGCGGAACCTACTCCGTTGAAAACTTCCGCATCGCGAAGGATGGAGCGATCCGAACGTCGTGAAACTCTCGCCGGAATACTTCGCGCAGGCCAAGCAGAGGGCGCTCCGTTTCAGCGGTTGCCTAGATGCCGGAACTTCCGGCGCACTAGCCGGCGACGTTATGCGATTGCTGGCATACATTGATGCCCACAAACCCGGAGGAACGAAGATGGAAACCGAAACGATTTCGACCGATTGGATTCTGCAAGGCGAGCGCGAAATGAAAGGCCGCGTAGGGCCGCAGCCGGCAGTTGAGGAATCCGCCACGCGGCTTGTTGGCGACGGCTTGCTAACTCCAGAGCGGGAACAATCGGCCGCGGAAAGGTTGCTGGCGGATGCAATCGAAACCACCGCGGAGCGCCGCGCAAAGTATGCGCCGCCGCTAGAGCATTTCGCGCGAACCATCGGCGCGATCAATGCGATTTTCGCGCACAAAATCCGCGAGCCTTTCACGCCGGGGGATTGGGCTGTTTTCATGCAGTTGGATAAGTTCGCGCGGCATCAAGGCCAGCCGCAGCGCGATAACCAACTAGATGCCGCCGGCTACGCGGCGTGTTGGGCGGAAGCCGATCCGCAGCCATAGACGGGGCTGATTGAAGCCTGCCGCTATAGGCTGAAAACGGAGGCCGTAGCGGTGATATCTAGGGTGAGTTCGTGGCGCAAGGGCGGGCCGGAAGGGCGCGAGGCTTTGCCGCCCGCCGGCTCCGTTGACCATACCGCCACGGTCGGCACTCAATCCCAAACCTTTTGGGGCAAGGTAACAAGCCGGCCGGCGCCAACGCGGGCGGATATTGAATACGCGGCGTGGCGGCTTGGCTGTAACTATGCGGCAGCGAAACGCGCAATAGAGGAAGGGCTGATCTAGTGGCGGAAAGCCTAACCGATATTTTCAGCGGAACGTTTTCGACGCGCCTGCAATGGACGCGCGTTGATTCGCAGGAGGTCGGCGCGGTTACCGATAGGCAAACCGTGGCCGGCTCCTATTCCATCGCGGACGGCTCGGGGGCGGCTGCCGCCGATATCGTCTGGTGCGACACGCGAACGATTCCCGCAAACTCTTTCGACGCGCTGGATTTGCTGGCGCTTACTCAATCGGTGGTCGGCGTTTCGGTTCCTTGCACGATTCGGCAGTTGAGAGTTTTGCGCGTGGCGAATAACAACGCCACGGCCGGAAACGAAATCCTAGTTGGCAGCAACGAAGCCGGCACGATTTACGCATTCAAGGTCGGCCCCGGCAGCGAGGTTGCCGCCGTGAATCAACTCGACGGCTGGCCGGTAATGCCAGAAAACGCAACGTTGCGGATCGCGAATCCGAACGCTACCGCCGTGGCTTATTCGATTTATTTGGTTGGCACTTCCGTAGCGGCGGGGGCGTAATGGCAACGGCTTTTTCTCTCACCGGCTCTATCCGCTTCGTGCCTAGGCTTATCGACACGCTGGCCGCCACCGAAGTAACCGACACGGCAACCGCGTCGATCGCTCTCGGGCTAACGGATGGCACGGCAAGCGGGGCCGCTAATGGCTACTGGCGCGACGTTGTGACGGTGGCGCCGGGCGCGTCAACGTCTATCGATCTGCGGGCGCTGCCGCTCATCGCGTTCGGTGGCACGGGAACGCTATCGCTGGCGACCGTCAAGGCTCTATTGATCGTCAACGGTTCGGAGTCCGAAGGCGTTTCGATCAACGCTAACGGGTCGAATCTGTGGGCGGGCTACATCACGGGCAGCGCAGCCATTGGGGCGCAGGCCGTTTGGCTGGCGTCGAATCCCGGCGCCGGCTGGCCTACCACCACAACCTCGCGCACGGTGACGATCGCCAACGCGGCGCAATCCGTTTCGCTCACCGGCAACCTCGCCAGCGCTTCGGCCACGGTGGCCGCGCTATCCTCGACGGCCGCGCTTCGCGTGGGGCTTGCGGTTACCGGAACGGGCATCCCGGCCGGCACGACGGTGGCCGCGATCAATAGCGCCACCAGCATCACGCTATCGGCTGCCGCCACGGCGAACGCTACCGGCGGGGCGCTGACGTTCACCAATCCGCCAGCCGTTTTGCAACTTTACATCGTGGGGGTCAAGGTATGATCGTAAGCGTGGTTCTAGCCATCGCTGGCTGCGCCGTATTTGGCTGGCCGTATATCCAGCGCTTTTATGCGGCGCTCGATTGGTCGCATATCGACAAGCGCCATATCGCCGCCGCGTTCCTCATCGCCGCGGCGCTCGCGTTTGCCCTTGCCCCGTCTGGCGAATCCGACTCGCCTTCACCAACGCCGGCGCCCGGCGGGCCGCTAAACCTGCGCGGCTTATGGGTAGGCGGCTCCGCTAGCGCGGACGCTTCCACCGTTGGCGCGCTCTGTCTGGAGTTGGCAGACGAAATCGAATGGGATTCGATGACCGGCAAGCCGCCGCGATGGTCTACCGGGGTGGCGATCGATGAACTACGGCAGAGCGCCCGCGTGTTGCGATGCCGCGGCGAATCGATTGGAGATAGGCAGCCAAAAGCCGCTGACGCAATCGCCGCATACCTTGACGCGGAGGTAGGAACTGCCGGCGGGCCGGTAACCCCGGAGCAGCGGGCCGCGTGGATTTCTGCGCTGCGAACCATAGGGGAGGCCGCAAGTGACGCAGCGCGCTAAAGCGTTTTCGATTTCGGCCATTCTGTTCGTAGTTGTTACTTCCGCGCTAGGCGTGGTTGTGGCGCGCTACACAAACACGCTCCTTGACCGCGTGGAGCGGCGAGCGTTTGGCTACACGCCAGACCCGGAAGGAACGCAAGCGTTCCTAGCAACGCTCGGGGACGAAAGATTTTTCGCGCAGGCCGGCGCCGATGCGATGCAAAACGCAAAGGGCGTCGATACGTTTCTATATCGCCAAATGGATAAGGCGCATCAGGCTAGATATGGAAAGCCTTTCGTAGTCGGCCGGCAGTTGATCGGGGATTGTGTCGCATGGGGCGCCGCGCACGCGGTGTATTGCCAAGATTCTGTAGCGTGGTCGCTTGGCAAACTGCCAGAGCCGCCGCGAATGCCAAGCACCGAAGCCATATACGGCGGGGCTAGAGTCGAGGCCAGAAACAAGCCGGGGGACGGCGCGCAGCCCTACGGTGGTTGGAACGATGGCGCTACCGGATTCGGCGCGGCAAAGTTTTTGCGCGAGTTCGGCGTGGTCTACCGCGAGCCGGAAAATGGAATCGACCTAACCACCTATAGCGGCGACCGCGCGAAACAGTGGGGCGCATACGGTTGCGGTGGCAAGGGTGATAAGGGGGTGATGGATGGCATCGCTAAACAGCATCCATGCAAACACGTTGTAAGCGTTCGAACATGGGACGAACTAGCCGCGGCAATCGAAAGCGGCTATCCGGTAACGCTGGCATCTTCGCAGGGGTTCCAATCTGTTCGCAACCGCGACGGCATCGCGGAGGCTAGCGGAACATGGATGCACCAGATGGCGGCCCTAGCGGTGCGCCACCGGAAAAACGGATCGCCGGATGATTGCGTTTTGATTCTTAATAGTTGGTCGCCTAACTGGATATCCGGCCCGAAATGGCCGGCGGATCAGCCGGATGGTTCGTTTTGGGCTAGGCGCTCCGTAGTGGAGCGAATGCTAGAGGATGCTTGGGCGATCGGTGACACGAACGGATTTAAGTATCGCGATCTAAACCATCGCGATTGGTTGCAACCTAACGTCGAATCTTCGAACATTCTGGATACATCGCATGACCGAAACTAGCGCCGCGATCGTAGCCCCGGCCGGCGAATCGCGAGAGTTCCCAAAGTTTGACCGCAAAACAATCACGCTAGCCGTCGCCATTTTCGCGGGCGGTTGGATGATAGGGCAACAGGCTGGCGATTCGTTTTTGCCGTGGCAGCCAAACGGCAAAAGCCGTCCCGTGGCGAAGTTTTTCGCGCGGCTTGCGAAAACAGGGTTATGGCTAATGCTCGCCGCAGAGCAACCGCAGGCGGCTAGCCACTACACGAATCACGCTTATCGGCACGGCGAACTAAATCACCGGGAGGGTTGGTAATGTTTTCGCTTATCGGGTGGATTGTCTGCGGGCTTATCGCGGGATCGATTGCGGAATGGTTTGTCCCG